AATATTAATACGGTGCCCGCTTTTGTGGGCCCAAAGTTGTCGGAATTTGAATTTCAAAATGGAGGTCTGAAAATCCAACCACTATATATTCTACTCCATTACTCCAATTGCATGGCAAGAAGGTGTTACTCCAATTGACCAAGTCAACATGGTGAGAGCACCCGGCTTTAGACTTCAAGCCAAAAATATATTCCTCACTTACCCAAAATGCCCCCTATCTAAAGACACAGTCCTTGAGCTATTAAAGGGCATTCAATGCCCTTCTGATAAATTATTTATCCGAGTTGCTCAAGAGAAACACCAGGATGGGAGCCTGCACCTCCATGCTCTCATCCAATTCAAAGGTAAGTGCCAATTCACAAACCCCAGGCACTTCGACCTTACTCATCCCAACTCCTCTACACAATACCACCCCAATTTCCAATCAGCAAAGTCCTCTTCCGATGTCAAGGCCTACATTGAGAAGGACCAAGATTTTGTTGACAGTGGAGTCTTCCAGGTCGACGGAAGAAGTGCTAGAGGAGGTCAGCAAACGGCTAACGATGCTTACGCCCAGGCATTAAATACTGGGTGTAAATCTGAAGCGTTACAGATAATAAAGGAATTGTGTCCAAAAGACTTTGTTCTTCAATTCCATAATATTAATAATAATTTAGATAGGATTTTTTCTCCTCCTCCTTCTGTATATTCTTCTCCTTTTTCTCTTTCTTCTTTCAATAATGTTCCTGACATTATCAGCGATTGGGCTGCTGAAAATGTCATGGATGCCGCTGCGCGGCCAGATAGGCCCATTAGTATTGTAATAGAAGGCCCAAGTAGAATAGGTAAAACAGTCTGGGCTAGATCTTTAGGACCACATAATTATCTGTGTGGTCATTTAGACTTAAGTCCAAAAGTATACAGCAACAGTGCTTGGTATAACGTCATTGATGACGTCAACCCCCAATACCTAAAGCACTTTAAGGAATTCATGGGGGCCCAGAAGGACTGGCAATCCAACTGTAAATACGGAAAGCCAGTTCAAATTAAAGGTGGAATTCCCACTATCTTCCTCTGCAATCCAGGAGAGGGCTCGTCATTTAAACTCTGGTTGGACAAACCAGAGCAGGGAGCACTCAAGATTTGGGCAACAGCAAACGCTTTATTCTGCGATGTCCAATCCCCTTTCTGGGTACAAGAGGAAGTGTCCCATTCAGGAGCCACTACACACAGAGGCGAAGAAGGCCAAGAGGAAAGTTCCTGAACAGAGGACAAGGATAGTGTGGAAGGGTTGCGGCTGTTCAGCCTTCATCACCACAACCTGCAAGTACCAGCATGGATTCACGCACAGGGGAATCACTAAGTCATGCTCAGACTACGAGAGCAGTCGAATTCGACACCAACCCCATGTCTGTGGGTCGGACTGCACCATTCCACCTCAGACTGATGTATGTCCACGAGAGCGCACAGGGGAGAACCATCCTCAAATTCCAGCTGAGGGTCAACTACAGGGAAAGGAGACAACTGGGATTCCACAAGATCTTCCTCCAATTCCGGATCTTGACGACCCGTCTAACTGGTGCTATTCCCAATTGGACTGGTATTTTGCAACGCCTTAAATGGCATATATGTAATAGCTTAGCTAGTTTAGGGTTTTTTTCTCTTATTAATTTAGTTTATGTAATCAGGCATTTGCCTGAATCAGTTAGATGGATAGACGAAGTCGATGTAATAGATTGCAAAGATGATATAAAAGTACTTCTTTATTAATTATTATGCGAATCATAAAAATAAGCCCTGCAACGCAGGGTCTGATACACAGGATTGCTAGCATGGCTGCTAGCAGAATACAACATTAATGCATTCTCTAAATGATTCTCATATTTAGCCTCTTCCTTATGATTATAAGTAACATGATTATACAATCCCTTAAAAAACTTCCTAACTAAAGCCTGCTCCTTGTGGTTATAAGGACCACCAGATACAGTAACAGAGAATTTCTTCAGAACCTGCATTCTATCTCTCAGATCCATACGGATCTTAGCAGTAGTGGGCTCATTGTCATACATAGTGAAGGCCTGTGCAAACGTCAATGGATCCTTATTGGGTCTTCTATCTCGGATCAACCAGTAAGTAATGATGTTTGTATGGTCCCTCTTGGCCACGTTGTCGTCCATCCAAACCTTACCATCAATACCCATGGACTTAATACACACCCTCTTACCCAAACGATGTGTAAGCCCAGTACCCCTTGTAAAATCAGAAACACACACAAAGGTGCCACTATGTGGGACATCCATCTTGAATTCATAATCCTGTACCTTACAAGGACCTACGCACCCCTTCGGAATGCGATCCCCCTTCCTTCTCTTCATCTGGACGCTTCGAGAAACCGGGACATAACTTCGGGCAGCAATTGGGACAGCATTCCCAGTGTAGGGCACGATAGCTGTCTCGAAGTTCAGCCTCCGTCTTACCGGTCTCCCCCCATAGGGATGAAATCTCCGCGAAACGGGAATTCGCCCTACCATACTGCTTGACGCGCAGTATGCGAATGAGATCGGAACAAAGCTCGAACCCTAGAGTTCCTGGTTCGTATTTCTTCAAAATACCTTGCAGGTATTTTACAGAAAGCATACAACGAAAACCGTATAAAGTATCTGGGAGAGGGTTCTGAAGTGGGTCCCATAAATCCATTCTTGGCGACCAAGACTGAAACAGGTACGCCTTTAAATAATTAAAGTAAAGCGTGTGGGGCCCACAATAAAGGGGGGCGCGGGCACCGGT